GCTTTTTACCAGGGACAACATTGAATAAAATTAGGATTAATGGAAAGGAAACAGAAAAATTGACCAGTGGTCTCTATGGTTGTCTGGATATAATTGATCTATAAATACATTTACAGAGTATTTTTAGAGGGTCAAACCCATGGCAGTTCCAACGTCCAGATCTGAATTCAAAGAGTTTTGCCTTCGTAAATTAGGTAAGCCAGTTATTGAAATTAACGTGGATGATGACCAGGTTGAAGACCGTATTGACGAGTCGCTGAAGTATTATTGGGACTATCATTTTGATGGGTCTGAAAAATTGTATTATAAGCACCAAATCACGTCAACAGATATTGCCAATAAGTACATTACTCTACCAGAAAACATCATTGGTGTTGTTAAGCTATTTCCTGTTGGCCAAAGCTTAAACACAATGAATCTATTCAATATTCGTTACCAAATTGCACTAAACGATCTTTATACATTGACTACACAATCAATGGTACCATATGTCATGGCAATGCAGCATATTCAGTTTCTTGAAGAGATTCTTGTTGGCCAAAAGCCTGTGCGTTATAGCAGACATAAAGACCAATTGTTTATTGATATGGATTGGACACAAGCGGTAGAGGGTGAATTTTTTGTTGTTGAAGCATATCAAATTATTAACCCAGATACATTTACGGATGTTTGGTCAGACCGTTGGTTAGCTCTTTATGCAACAGCCCAGATTAAGTATCAGTGGGGTTCAAACCTAACGAAGTTCACTGGTATGGTTCTCCCAGGCGGTGTTCAGTTCAATGGCGAAAAGATTCAAGATGATGCTAAGGCAGAAATTGAAGCTCTAGAACAAGAAATGATGACATCATACACATTACCAGCTTACCACATGGTAGGATAAAGTGGCAACTAATTTTTATTTCAATAATTTTGGTAGTAGCCAAGAGCAAAACTTAATTGAAGATCTAGTAATAGAGTCAATTAAGATCTATGGCCATGAAGTTTGGTATTGCCCAAGAACTATTGATAATGAGGAAAAGATCTTCAAGGAAGATGAACTAGCCTCTTTCAATAATGCATATTCCATTGAAATGTATATTAAGAATGTTGAAGGCTTTGAGGGCGAGGGGGACTTCCTATCTAAGTTTGGTCTACAAATTAGAGATAGAATTACATTCACTGTAGCAAGAAGAACATTTGCCGATGAAGTAACTGGTGGCACAAGACCTAAAGAAGGAGACATGATCTTCTTCCCACTAACCAGTAAAGGTTATGTTGTTAGATTTGTTGAGCACGAGGCAATCTTCTATCAAATGGGTTCCCTACAAACATTTGATATTGTTTGTGAACTATTTGAGTTCAATCAGGAAACATTTAATACTGGTGTCGATATTATTGACGACACATATAACGACCTCAGCTTTGCAATGGCTAATAATACACAGGTTGTTACCCAATTCAATATATCAACAATTGATAAGCAGGCTCAAAACGAAGAGTTTGAAACAAAGGGCGACGACATTCTTGACTTTACTGAAATCAACCCATTCTCAGAGGCTAATACCTACTAATGTTTGGCAACGAATTTTATCACGAAACAATTAGACGCTATGTCATTGTGTTTGGCACAATGTTCAATGATATGGTTGTTTGGAGAAGGAATACTGCTGGTGCAATTATCAAGCGTATCAAGGTACCCATTGCCTATGGTCCAAGAGCAAAGTTCTTATCTAGAATTCAACAGGACCCAAACCTAACAAAGCCTGATGCCATTAGTCTTCCAAGAATGAGCTTTCAGATTGCTGGCTATAATTATGATGTAACTAGAAAGCTTACAACCGTGGGCCAGATTAAGGGACCTGGTACTAGCGATACAGTTAATGGATCTGTATATAATCCTGTTCCATGGAACATAGATTTTGATTTATCAATCTATGTTTTAAATGCAGAAGATGGTACTCAGTTAATTGAGCAAATCCTACCATACTTCACTCCAGAGTGGACAAACACAATGAAGCTGGTGGATGACCTTGATATTCGTATGGATGTTCCAGTTGTATTGAATACTATTACTACAGAAGATACCTATGAAGATTCCTATGAAAATAGAAGAACAATTATCCACACATTAAACTTTACAATGAAAGGCTACTTGTTTGGTCCAGTTAAGAATAAGGATATTATTAACGTAGCTAATACAAGAACATTTGTTCTTGACGGATTTGAAAGCGATATGGAAACCGCCAATAGTGGACCAAATGCTGTTACTGGGTTAACAATATCCAATGCTGGTAGCGGCTACGTTAATAACCAACTTGTCACGTTCTCAAATGGTACAAGCAATAGTACTGCCCGAATTACGACAAATGCAACAGGATCAATAACATCGCTAACAATCTTGACTGGGGGTCAGTTTGCAAATACATCAACAATTAGGACACAAATTGCAAACTCTACAGCTCCATCTAATGCAACCAACGGTAATACATCGTCAGGTACTGGAGCAGCATTTGTTGTAGCACTTGGTTCTGGACTATTCTTCACAACTACATCTGTCAGACCTGGTCTGCTAGCCAATGGCTCCCCAACTACAAATGCAGCACTATCAGTGCCTGTAGCCAATATTGCTTCAAATGATAACTGGGACTTTATTGTTACGGTTAATACCAACCCTGATTTTCCAGTAGATGATCCAACCAATGACCCAGATACTTAAACATAAAGAAACCATGAAAAGCGTCTCAAGCGCCCTTGATATGACACCACTTCCAGTTGCAGTGAAGGAAGAGGAGGAAGTTACTATGGACACATTACCTGATGAAACAGTTCAGGATGACTTTGATTATGCTAGAGATAATATGCGTCAGCTTATCCATAAGGGGCAAAACGCTCTAGATGGAATTCTGACAATTGCAAGTGGTAGTGAGCATCCAAGAGCATATGAAGTTGCTGCCGCTTTAATGAAGACAATGGCAGAAACAAATAAAGATCTCCTAGAGCTTCAAAGAACTAAAAAAGTCCTACAAAAGGAAGACCCAAAGGCACCTCAATTAGAGGGTCCTCAGAATGTAACAAACAACTTGTTTGTTGGGTCTACAGCCGAATTACAAAAGATGCTCAGAGACCAACAAGATGGCTATATCGAGAGCGATCAAAACTAAATCTTCCATTACTTCTTATAAGGGTAATCCTAAGCTCAAAGCTGCTAACTCTCCTATGGAATTTTCCAGGGAGCAGGTTGCAGAGTATATCAAGTGCTCTAAAGACCCAAAGTATTTTGTAAGAAACTACATTAAGATTATACACATNGATCGTGGATTAATNAANTTTGACATGTATGCATATCAAGATGATATTGTTGATACAGTCATGGATAACAGATTTGTCATATGTAAGATGCCTCGTCAGACTGGTAAGACTACTACAGTTGTTGGCATTATCCTCTGGTCAATTTTATTCAATCCAACATACAATGTTGCTATCCTTGCTAATAAGTTCCAGCAGGCTAGAGAAATCCTATCAAGAATCAAGCTTGCTTATGAGAACCTACCAAAGTGGCTTCAGCAAGGTATTGTTCCAGGTGGCTGGAATAAAGGTTCAATTGAACTAGAGAATGGATCAAAGGTCCTTGCATCAGCCACATCATCATCAGCTGTTCGTGGTGGATCATTCAACCTAATCTACCTTGATGAGTTTGCGTTCGTCCAGCCAAACTTACAAGAAGAGTTCTTTGCTTCTGTCTACCCCACAATTTCATCTGGTAAGACATCTAAGGTAATGATCACATCTACCCCAAATGGTATGGAGCTATTCTATAAGATTTGGGTTGATGCAGAAAATGGTAGAAATAGCTATAAGCCAGTAGCAGTCAATTGGTGGGATGTTCCAGGTAGAGATGATGCTTGGAAGCAGGAAACAATCAATAACACTTCAGCTGAGCAGTTTAGGCAGGAGCATGAATGCGAGTTTTTAGGTTCATCCAATACACTAATTAGTGGTGGTGCGCTACGAAGAATGACATTCCTACCTCCAATTGAAGAACATGGTGACCTAAAGATATACAAGCTGCCTGAAAAGGACCATTTGTATGCTATGTCAGTGGATACCTCTAGAGGTACTGGTGCTGACTATTCAGCATTTTCTGTCGTAGATGTCACTCAGTTCCCATATCAAATTGTAGCCACATATAGAAACAATAAGATATCCCATTTATTATTTCCATCAACTGTTGATAATGTGGCTAGAAACTACAATAATGCCTACATTCTAGTTGAAACAAACGATAATGGGCAACAGGTAGCTGATACATTAAACTATGATTTGGAGAATGAAAATGTTCTTAAAACAGCCCAGTCAAAATCAGGACAGGTTTTGACGAGTGGATTCAATGCAGCTGGCTCAAAATTTGGCATTAAAACATCTAAACAAGTTAAGGCTATTGGATGTGCTACTCTAAAAATGCTAATAGAAGAAAATAAGCTGCTAAATTACGACTATGATATTTTACATGAGCTTACCACTTTTATAAGTAAAGGTACATCCTATGAAGCAGAATATGGCAAGAATGATGACTTGGCGATGACGCTAGTCCTTTTTGCCTGGATGTCAACACAAAACTTCTTTAAGGAGCTAACAAGTATTGATATTCGACAACATCTGCTCAACGGAATCCCACAAGCTGCTGATGATGACCTCCTCCCATTTGGTATGGTAGACGATGGAAGACATGAACTTGCAGACGAATCGGTTATCAAATATACGTCCAATTTTGATAAAATGTTGGCGTCCTAAACATGAACCCAGGGAATTTATAAATAATTTCAGTAGCTTTATTCAATAGATTTGTCTACGAGGAGAATCGCAATGCCATTTCAAGTTAGCCCAGGCGTAAACGTAAGCGAAATCGACTTGACAACAGTGGTCCCTGCCGTATCTACTACAGAAGGTGGTATTGC